CCATCAAATCCTAAACTTTATGCAAGGGTTGTTCAAGCAGCAAAAGATAAATTTGATGTTTATCCATCTGCATACGCCAATGCTTGGGTAGTTGCTGAATATAAGCGACGTGGTGGCACATACAAGTCAGAGACTAAAACAACTAAAACAATTTGGGACGGAAGCGTATTTGATCCAAAAGGATTTACAAAATAATGCCAAAGAAAAAATCAGGATCTTTTAATCCAACACAAATTAAAAATGGAATGATTGTTCGTATGAATAAAAATGGTACAGTTAAATCTATTCTTGGACCATATGATGTAAAACATGCAAAGAAGGATAGGTAATGGCTGATACATACTCACCTAATGATGGAATGAAGTCTGCTGCACGTCGTGCCCTTAAGTGGAAAGCCGATGGCAAAGCAACAGGGGCTGGCACTCCAGTTGGTTGGGGCAGAGCAACAGATATAGTTGCTGGAAGATCAATGTCTCTTGATACTGTTAAGAGAATGTATTCATTTTTTTCACGTCACGAAGTAGATAAAAAAGGAAAAGGATTTTTTAATGGCCCAGACTTTCCATCTAATGGAAGAATTATGTGGGATGCTTGGGGTGGAGATGCAGGATTTACTTGGAGTCGTGCAATTGTAGAACGAGAAAAGAAAAAGGTAGAAAAAATTTGGCAGGGAACTGCCTTTGATCTAAAAAAATAGGGGGATAAATGGAAAATTTAGATAAAAATGAATTAGTTCAACTAATAGCATTTTATAAACAAAAACTATCAGATACAGAATTAGAGTTGTTAAAATTACAACTTGAAGCAAATAAACTTAATTCTATGGTTTTAAGTTTAACTAAGCAACCTGAAAAAAAATCTAAGTAAAAATGGAATATTTGTTAATTGTGGGCTTGACATTCGTTGTCTCATGGTCTATAATTAAAATATCAAACAAAAAAAGAGGAAGGTTTTTATCAAAGATTAGATATAGGCAAAGCAATATCTATGAAATGGTTAAAGATGTTATTCCAAAAGAGATGTTTGAAAAACCAAAAGTTATAACACAATCTCAAAAACATGTTCAAAAAAACATGCTAAAGGTTGTAATAACTGAAGGTAGGGCATATTGGATATTAGACAATGTATTTTACACTGCTGATGCTATCAATGGAAGGGTAGATGAAAGCACTGTAGAGCCATTAAATATTCAAAATTTGTCAAAAAAAGATTTAAGCAAAATGTTATCAATATTAGATGATTTAAGAAAAGGGATGGAATCAAATGATAGTGGCAGTGCAGGGAACAACGGAGTTTAACGACTATAACGTTTTTCTACGTGCCATGAGTGTTGCAATGTCTGGAATGAAACAAGACGATAAAGAGTTTATTATTTATTCTGTTGGTCCAGCAAGAGTCAATAACTTTGTTTCAGAATTTTCTAATTTATCTGAACGTGGCATGAAAGCAAGAGGCAGAAAAATTAAATTCTATAATACAGCACCTTCATGGCTTGATACAAATATGGATCAAATAAATTATTTTGCTTTTTTAAGCAAACCAAATGAGTCAAAATCTAGATTAGTTTCTAGTGCTGAATCAAAAAATATTGAAGTTGGAATTTTTAGGTACTAGGAGAATATATGATTATTAGAAGTTTAAATACAATGGATAAGATTATAAATAAAAACAATAATCTTATTTGGGATGGCTGGGATGTTGTTGATTTAAAAGAATCAGATATGGCAAAAACATCTGTTAATGGAATTAGAATAAAAGATAAGTGGTACTTACATAAAATATACAAGCCAGGTCGTAATGGTTGGGATATTCCAAATAAGTATAGGGAGTAATTTTGAAGCAGCATTTATGGAAAGATGAGGCTGCTTGTCTAGATCTTGAAACAAATTTATATTTTGATAAGTATGAAGATGAAGAAGGAATTAGACAAAATGTTGACGCACTTTGTAGACAGTGCCCTGTTAAAAAAACATGTTTTGCTAATGGAGTATCTGGGAAAGAGTGGGGAGTTTGGGGAGGTGTTTACCTTGAAACTGGAGAAATTTCAAGAGAGTTTAACAAACACAAGTCTAAACAAGACTGGTCAAATACTTGGCAAGCACTAACAATGGAGTAATACCGTGTATACAGACCAAATGAAAAGAGCATTTCACTCAATAGAAGCACCAAAAGGATTTTCTGTTGAACTTATTGACAATGATCACTTTCTTACAATTAAGTTAAATGAAAAAAAATTTGCTAGGATGATCTATGAGGAAAAAATTCGGGCACTACAATATACCGTTCAACTAAAAAAAGCATTAGAAATGGAAGGGGCAATTGTCTTGGTTACTAGAGAGGCCATAAAATGATAAAGTTATTTTTTATGTATGTAAAGTGTAAAGTTAAAGGTCACTTATTTGTTGATGGTGGCTCATGTCCTTTTACTGGAAAAAATTATAATTTATGTACAAAATGTGGGGTGAATATTCCAAAATGAAAAAAAAGATAATTATACTAATATTAGCAATAATATCAAGCATTGTTGCGGGTTCTTTGTTTTTTGCTTCACGAATGAGCAAATTATCTGAACTAGATTTATTTGACATTGAGCAAGATGACTTTTAATGTCTTTCAGAATAGAGTACAATAGATAGTATGAGAACTAGTATTTTAATATTTTTTGCAACAATGTCAATATCACTTAGCATTGCATACTTATCTTTATTTGATAAATTAAAAAAATGCAATCTTGCTTTAACAAAATTATTCCTTGAAAACGAAGGGCTAAAAGAGGTAATATTTCAAAATAAAAGTATTGATAGCCAATCTGAGGATGGAATACATAAAGAAAACTTTATAAAGTTTTTATCTGATTCAAGAGACTGGGCATTTGAGTATATTGAAACATCTCAGAAAACAATTAAAGAAGTTTCAGAAGAATTAAAAAATAAAGGTTTAAATAATTATTCAGAAAAACTTTTAGCATTATTACCAGAAAAAGAAAAATGATAGACGCTAGAGGAATTCCAACATGTGAATGTCCACAATGTGGTGAAAAATTATTTAGAGCCCTGGTATCATTCAATCCAGAAACATATACTATTGGGATGTATCAGTTAGACATTCAATGCAACATGTGTGGAACTATGGCAACTGCTCCAACACCAAAAGATAATCCAAGTCAATCAATTAATAACAACGAAGGTGAATTATGAAAGAGATATTTTTTTCTATACTAACAGGTTTTGGGTGCGGTGTCGTGTTCGCAGCATTCAAATTGCCAGTTCCAGCACCACCAGTTTTTGCGGGAGTCGCAGGAATTATTGGTCTATGGATTGGCTTCACAACTATAACACGAGTTATATCCTAGGAGGAATAATGAATAACATACTAAACGATAAAAACAAAGCAATGCTAGCATCATACGGTAGATCTGTTCTTGGCGCAGTAATTGCACTTTACATGGCTGGCGTAACAGATCCTAAAGATCTTTGGGCTGCACTAGTTGCTGCTCTTGCACCAGTTGCATTAAGAGCACTCAATCCAAACGATAAGTCATTTGGCGTACTGCCAGATACTGGTGCTGTTTCAGATGCACTTAGCAAGATTGTACCTGCTAAGAAGGCTCCAGCAAAGAAGAAGGCTGCTGCTAAAAAGAAGTAGTTGGTTAATTAGGAAGGGCGAATTTACTAAAAATAAGTTCGCCTTTCTTAATTTTTATAATGAGGTTATATGGATTTTGTTTATATATGTAAAGATGGAATCAATGAAGAACTAAGATATTCAATTAGATCTGTAGTTGAAAGTTTTCCAGACTCAAATATATGGGTTGTTGGGGGTAAGCCACCTTGGTATATTGGAAACTATATAAATGTCAAACAAGTATTAACAAAATATAGAAATGCTATTCAAAACCTTAATACTATCTGTAATTCAAATGAAATATCTGAAGAGTTTATATTAATGAATGATGACTTCTATATTGTTAAAAATATAAATATTATTGAAACCTATCATGGTGGTTTGCTCTTAGATAAAATAAATCTATATCAAAAAATAAATCCAAACTCTAACTATACTAGGAAACTTTCTGCTACATATAAAAAAATTAAATCACTTGGAATTGAAAGTCCACTTGACTACGAACTTCACGTTCCTATGGCTATGGAAAAGAAAAAGTTAAAACAAATACTTGAAAACAATGACCAGTTTTTGTGGAGATCTATATATGGAAATGTATTTAATATAGGTGGAAGGCAAATGGAAGATGTCAAAGTTTATAGTAGAGGACCATTGGTTTTAAAATCATATAATTTAAAAAAAGATAAACACATATATTTATCAAGCGCAGATAGTTCATTTGATATGATACTAAACAGTATACTTAGGAAACAATTTACTGAAAAAACTAAATATGAGAAATAATATCTAAATAAATATCTTTTAATTTATCAGGAGCAAAGTTATTGTATCCTAATTCAAAAGCCTTTTCTTTTTTAATAATCTTATTATCACTATTTACATAATTATCTATTGTTTCTGCAAGAGCAACAGCATCTGCTTCAAACAATTCAATCCTAACCTTAGTCCTAAAAGTTTCAAGAAGTCTAGTTTTAACAAGCCATTCATTTGGAAGAACATGGCTATTAGGAGATATGTTAGTCATGAAAACTGGCAAGGCACTCATAAGAGCCTCATTCATAGGTAAACAAAGCCCTGCATAGCGTCTAGGAAGAACCATAGCGTCAAACCCACTATACATATCTTCCCTGTTATCTGGATTGCCTATTTCAATTGTAAGCCTAGAGTCTTTAATGTTTGTTTCTATTTCACTTTGACTTCTAATAACCAATTCATAATCTGCCTTGGAATATTTAAGCATTTCAAGAACAGTGTTTGTTCCATTTCTATCCTTTGCTGCTTTCTTTCCAGCAACATGAAGTATTCTATTATGATCTTTAGATAGGTTTATTTCCTTAGCCCCTGAAAAAGTTAATGGATTTGTAGGTGGTGGTAAGTGAATGACCTTTGACTGTTTACCAAAAAGTTTAGTAACATGATCAATATGCCAAACGCTTGGAGATAAAAGAACATCTGGGACAGGAAGGTTTGTTGCTGCAAGATTGCCAAAGAGTTCATAGTTATATTGAAGGATAGTCTTTACACCCCTTCTCTGAGCATATCTTACAAAGTTTTGATCGTAAAATGTTTCACAACTAATAACAACATCAACTTGATTAAGAAATAGTTTAATTTGTTGAAGGCTTGGAAATCCAGTTGACCTAATGCAATCATAATCTTTATACCATTCTGGATGTTGTTTATTTTTATTAAATGGAGTTGAGTCAATTAACAATATGCTGCTTGGATTTAACATATCAATAAGTTCTTTTGTTTGGTTTCCAAGACCAGTGTTATCTGATCTAGCAATAATTCCTAACCTCATTCTTTATATCCCCATATATCATCATCAGAAGTAAATTTTCTTGTTCCTTGACGACCGTCTAAATGATAAGATCTTTTAATGTTTCCTTCTGGATAGTAAATCCATAATTTATGTTTTTCCCATCCATCGTTACTAAATTCGTCATAAGGCATCATGTCGTCTTGTATTTTTCCATGAACAACGTCTTCAATAAAAGTTTTTTCTCCACAAGCATCTAGTATAAAATCTTTGTAGTACTTTACTGTGCTAATGTGTGGTCTTTGACTCCATTGTGCAGTTTTCATAAATCCATCTTCTATTCCAAACATTAAGTGCATATGCTCTTTGGGTATTTTAGATTCAAAATGAAAACGTATTGTATTTGCTTTACCATACTCAATCATATCAAAACACTTGTCCCAGTCAATACTAACGTCTGGAGTAAGAGGTGCATCACCTTCTATATAAAGAATTAAAGATGTTTGTACTAGTTTAATAGTCTTACGCATCATTGTGCTTTGATGACTATGAACATTAAAAATTACTGGCAATATGTTTTTATATTCATGCAAACATTTCCATAGAATACGATTTTTATATTCATTATAATCTTTTTCACGATCAAACTGCTCTGCCCTTAATCCATCAACTTGCATAATTATTTCGTTGTCTGGGAAATGAACTCTTATATCTTTTATAGTTTGATCTATCATGCTAGTATTTGGATGGTCTGGAATGACCGATGTTGCAAGAATAATAGTTACATCTTTTTTATTCATTTATTTGATCCATAATCTTAATAGATAAATCTCTTTTATATTTAATCCACCAACAAACAACTTGGTGCATATTATGTGGATAGTTATTTAATAATGATGGAACAATTTTTTTTATATTTTTCCAATTGTTTGTTATTTCTATTGGAAAATCTGTTTGAAAAACAAAATTATAAAAATTAGTTTCATTTCCTTTAGAATCTATTTTATCTCCTATTGGCAAACATAGCATTTCAATTGCTTCATAAAACCTAAAAGAGTCTATCACTTCAGCACCACTAGGGCATGGAACAATTTTACTTAAAAACATTTTATCATAATATGTTTTTGGTTTTAATCCTTGTGCAAATCCATCTGTTGGCTTATAAAAAGAATTTTCAATAGTTGGCATAACTTTAGATAACTCTTGCCTTCTTTGATGAGTTATTTGTCCTGCAAAAAATACATCATAAGATTTATCTTGATATTCTGGTAAATTATTTTTTAAGTGTTGAGGAACTCCTACAGGCAGTTTATTATATTTTTCATGTTTTTGGTGTGGGTATTGAATCCAAATCTCAATGTTATTATGTATTATTTTTTCCACATCAAATGTAGCGCTTTCATCACCAGTAATAAATAAAACAACCCTACCTATATTATTTAATTCATTAGATATTATCTCTTCATAGTCAACATTTTGTGGGCCAGGAATTACAACAAACGCTCTTTCTGTTTTTGGCAAAGACGTTGTTTTAACAGGTTTAATATTATTTTTATTAAAGATTTCTTTTATTAAACCGTAATCCCATTTATCAGCAGCACAATCTTCTTCTTTAACTGAGTAAAGATATGCATTAATCATTTTGTAGACCTAACAAACATCCATTGCGGATGCATATGATTTGTAAAGATTAAGTTTTTAAATCCTATTTCTTTTAATATATTATCAATCTCAGACTTGGATGTTTGATAAGAGTATGGAGAGTTCTCTTCTCCAATAACAAACTGAAAGAATAAATTTCCACCAACCTTTAATTTTTCATAAGCAAGTTTTATATAATTAATTTTTTCTTGGTGTTCAATATGCTGGAAAACCAGCATTGAATATACTAAATCAAGATTGTCTGCAAGTTCCTGATACCTTATATTATCTCTTTTAGGTGCAAGGTTTATCATTTCATCTGAAATATCTATTGCATAAAAGTTACAGTTGCTATATTTGTCTGCCAAAGGAGCCAGAAGTCTTCCTATTCCACATCCAATTTCTAAAACATTATTCCAAGAGTCATTATTATTTTCTATAAGATTTAAAAATGTTTCAGTAGATGCCCACTCATCTGCAATATATTTATATCTTACATCTGGATCCGCTGCAGCATTATCCCAAAATATTTTAGATTGATTCATAATATAAGTGTACTTCATGTTGATAGTCAAGCAATGTTTCTTTATATCCAAGCCCCCACAACCAAAATCTTAAATCATATAAGTATTCATTCCATTGTTGCATCATAAATTCTG